ATAATGAACCCAGCAAAAGCAAATCTTCTTCAAAGAGTAGGGTACTTTGGTGCAGATAATGGAATGTATTTAGAACTTGATGGAGATACTTTATATTTTGCGGAAAGAAGTTTATCTACTGGAACAACAACAAAAATTTCGCAACATAACTGGAATATTGACACAATGCTTGGTGCAGGACACTTAAATCCATCAGGTGTCACATTAGATATTTCCAAAGCACAAATCTTATGGATGGATATTGAATGGTTAGGACTTGGAACAGTAAGAATGGGTTTTGTAATTGATGGAAAATTTATTCATTGTCATTCATTTCATCATGCAAACATAATTGAATCAACTTATATTACAACAGCATCACTTCCAGTAAGATATGAGATTGCCAATACTGGAATAACTACGAGTGTAAGTAATCTTAAACAGGTTTGTTCTACAGTTATTTCAGAAGGTGGTTATGAACTTAGTGGAATACAGCAGGCAGTGGGAATTGCAGTCACAACACCAAAAACTCTTACAACTCAGGGAACTTTTTATCCTATCATTAGTTTACGTCTTAAAACATCACCAAATTTTTTGGATGCAATTGTAATTCTCACGGCACTTTCAGTAATGCCAGTTGCTACAGGTTATTACAATTGGCAGATTAGAGCATCTGGCACTACTAGTGGAGGAAATTGGGTAAGTGCTGGTGTTGATAGTGCTGTGGATTATAACATTACTGGAACTTCTTACACTGGTGGAAGAATACTTGGAAGTGGATTTTTTAGTGCTTCAAATCAAGGAACAACTCAAATTGATATTCTCAAAGAAGCACTCTTTAAGTTTCAGTTGGAAAGAAATGGACTAACATCAACACCTTTTGAAATTTCTCTTGTTGTTGCTTCTAATGCTAATAATAATACAGTACTTGCTTCAATGGACTGGGAAGAGATTAGTAGGTAATAATTATGGCTGATAATATTTACTTAGGTAATCCCCTTTTAAAAAAGGCAAATACTGCAATTGAATTTACACAAGATCAGATTCTTGAATTTATCAAGTGCAAAAGTGATCCTGTATATTTTGCAAAAAATTATGTACAGATTGTAACCTTGGATCATGGTCTTCAACCATTTAAACCATATGACTTCCAAGAAAAATTAATTACAAATTTTCATAACAATAGATTTAACATTTGTAAGATGCCTCGCCAAACAGGCAAATCTACAACTGTTGTATCTTATTTGCTTCATTATGCCATCTTTAATGATAATGTAAATATTGCTATTCTTGCAAACAAAGCATCAACTGCAAGAGATTTGTTATCAAGATTACAAACTGCATATGAAAACCTTCCCAAATGGTTGCAACAAGGCATCCTAGCTTGGAACAAAGGTTCTATGGAACTTGAGAATGGTTCAAAGATTCTTGCTGCTTCTACCTCAGCATCTGCAGTTAGAGGTGGTTCTTATAACATCATCTTCCTTGATGAATTTGCATTCGTTCAAAACCATCTTGCAGATGACTTCTTTGCATCTGTATATCCTACCATTTCTTCTGGACAATCTACAAAAGTTATTATAGTTTCTACCCCACACGGTATGAATCATTTCTACCGTTTGTGGCATGATGCAGAAAGGGGAAAAAATGAATACATTCCAACAGATGTTCACTGGTCAGAAGTTCCAGGAAGAGATGCAAAGTGGAAAGAACAAACCATTGCCAACACTTCTGAACAGCAGTTTAAAATTGAGTTTGAGTGTGAATTTTTAGGATCTGTTGATACTCTAATTGCACCAAGTAAACTGAAGAGTTTGGTATATGATGCTCCAGTCAAAAGAAATAAAGGATTGGATGTTTATGAAAATTCAACTCCAGACAAAGATTATGTAATTACTGTTGATGTGGCAAGAGGTGTTGGTAGTGACTATTCTGCTTTTGTAGTTTTTGATATAACTACATTCCCACATAAAATTGTAGCAAAGTATAGGAATAATGAAATAAAACCTATGCTTTTTCCCAACATCATTTATGATGTGGCAAAAAATTATAACAGTGCATTTATTTTATGTGAAGTAAATGATGTTGGCGATCAGGTGGCAGCAATTATTCAATATGATTTGGAGTATCAAAATCTTCTTATGTGCTCTATGCGAGGTAGAGCAGGTCAAATTGTGGGTCAAGGATTTTCTGGAAAGAAAACACAACTTGGATTAAAAATGTCCAAGACAGTCAAGAAGGTTGGATGTCTTAATCTCAAAACAATGATTGAGGAAGATAAACTAATCTTTAATGACTATGAAATTATCAGTGAGTTAACCACATTCATTCAGAAACACAATTCCTTTGAGGCAGAGGAGGGATGTAATGATGATTTGGCAATGTGCCTTGTAATCTATGCTTGGTTGGTTGCACAGGACTATTTCAAAGAACTTACAGAGCAAGATGTTAGGAAACGTTTATATGAAGAACAAAAAAATCAAATAGAACAAGACATGGCACCATTTGGATTTGTCCTTACTGGTGTGGATGATGAACCTATAGTAGATACTGATGGTGATGTTTGGCACACTGATGAATATGGAGATAGGTCACATGAATTCTCTTATATGTGGGAATACAGGTAAAAGGAGAAATTTATAAATACTTGTAGAGCAAAATGAAGCATTTAGAGGAGTCAAAATGGCGTTAGGCTTAGCATCTCCAGGTATTAAAGTAAAAGAACTTGATTTGACAAGAGGTGGGATTACAAATACTACTTCAATCTCAGCAGGAATTGCAGCACCTTTTGCAAAAGGTCCTGTCAACCAAGTAGTTACTATTGCAAATGAAAACGATCTTGTAAATGTCTTTGGAAAACCATCTTCCAATAACTATCATTATGAGTATTGGTATTCAGCATCTAATTTCCTGTCATATGGCGGAAGTTTGAAGGTAGTTAGATGTGGTGGAACTGAGTTAAAAAATGCTAATGCTGGCGTTGGTGTAGCATCAACTGCAACAGTAAGTATTGATAATTACGAGGATTATCAAGGAACTTCTTTAACTTCAGCATACTGGGCAGCAAAGAATCAAGGTTCTTGGGCAGAAGGAATTAAAGTTTGTGTAATTGACAACTTTGCAGACCAAACTCTTACAGGAATTAACACCACAGGAATTTCTGTTGGATTTGGTGTTACTCAACCTTTAAGTGGTATTGTTCCTGGAGTTGGAACTACTTCAACAGCATCTGGACACCTCAAGGGAATCATTACTGGCATTGGCGCATCTTTAGTTCATGTAAAAGTCCTCTCAACAGTATCTGGTGCTACTGAAACTAATCAAGAATATACTGAAAATGGAATTTATGCCTTTGCAGCATCTTCTTTAGTTGTAGTAAACAACTCAGGAGCAAATATTTCTACAGCAACTCCTTCTGCAACACAAGATTGGTATAACAATCAAAACCTTTTAGATACTGCAAATGGTGATTACACCACAATTTCTTGGAGAAGTGTTGCACCAAAACCAAGAACAAATGCATATGTAACAGAAAGAAATGGTGGTAATGATTCTTTCCATATAGTAGTTGTTGATAGTAAAAAAGTAGGAAACATTACAGGAAACCCACAAGCACTACTTGAAAAATTCCTCAATCTTTCCAAAGCAACTGACACTAAAGTTTCTCCATCTGAAAATGTTTACTACAAAGATTATCTTGCATTAAATTCACAATTCATTTATGCAGGAAAATCAATAGGAAATGATGATGATGCATATTGGAATGTAACTCCAGTATCAGTTAAATTTACTTCTGCATTCACACCACAGTCAGTTAATTCTGGTGATTGGGAAGTAGCAGCAGAAAATGTAACTTTTAGTTCAGTTGGAAATGTTTCTTACACTTTAACTGGAGGTAAAGATTATAGTGGATCTGGTAATGTTGGGGGATTTGCTGCAACCCTGTCAGATTTTACAACTGCTTATGACAAACTTGCTAATGCAGATGAAGTTCCTCTTAACTTCTTGCTTCAAGGTGGAACTTCATTAGGAAAGGAACAAGAGCAAGCAAAAGCAAACAAACTGATTAGTATTGCAGAATCAAGAAAAGATTGTATGGCATTCATCTCACCATACAGAGATGGAGTTGTTAATGTCTCTTCTGCTGCTACTCAACTTCAAAATGTCTTATCATTCTTTAGTCCACTGACTTCTTCATCTTATGCAGTGTTTGATAGTGGATATCAATATGTGTATGATAGATTTAATCAGCAGTTTGTTTATATGCCATGTTCAGCAGATGTTGCTGGGCTTTGTGCAAGGACTGATATTGACCAATTCCCCTGGTATTCACCTGCAGGAAAGTCTAGAGGTTCTCTGAAGTTTACTATCAAACTTGCATACAACCCAGACCAAAACGCAAGAGACCAACTGTATTCACAAAGAGTAAATCCAGTTATCTCTTCTCCTGGATCAGGAATCATTCTCTTTGGTGATAAAACTGCACTCTCATATCAATCTGCATTTGATAGAATCAATGTTAGAAGATTGTTCATCACTATTGAACAAGCAATTAAAGGGGCAGCAGATGCTCAACTCTTTGAGTTTAATGATGCAAGCACAAGAGCAAACTTCATTAATATTGTTGAACCATACTTAAGAGATGTACAAGTTAAGAGAGGAATCACTGACTTCCTCTTAGTTTGTGATGAAACAAACAACACCCCTGATGTAATTGATAGAAATGAGTTTATTGCTGACATCTATGTGAAACCTGCAAGATCAATTAACTTTATTGGTCTTACATTTATTGCTACCAGGACTGGGGTTTCATTTGAATCCATTGTAGGCACAGTTTAATTTAATCAGGAGAAACTAAAATGGCTTTAACTTTTAACGATAGAAGTATTGATGCTTTTAAATCAAGACTAAGAGGTGGTGGTGCTCGTAGCAACTTATTTGAAGTAAGTTTTGGTCAAGAGCAAACTGGATCACCAGCAGCAACTACATTAGATTCCTCAATTACACAAGGACTTGAT